CCGAACATGTTCACTTCGCCACTCATCCGCAGGTGGTCGAGATACCTGAACTCGACCCGCACCGGACCGGACGTTGAAGTTCTTGCCTCACTCATGATTGTTCTCCTGTAAACATCTGTTTATGAATTTAAATCTTCGCGTACTTGTTGAGTTGCTTTAGAAGTTCCCGATCCGTCACGACGATGTAGTTGGATTTCGCCATCGGCACCACCGTATGCTTGCGCTTTCTGGCTTGCTGCTCGCCGCAGGGCATACAGACTGTATAGCCAAGGTCGTATCGGTGCGGATTGATCGACGCGTTGCAGAAAGAGCAACAGTACTCATCTGGCTTATCGGACATGTCATGCTCCTATAAACAGGTGTTTATAAATTGGGTTGTGCGTGAACATAGAAAAAAACGTTTTTTTCTATGATGGAGTGGATCGGGTGCAGTTGGTACGCCCAGTGTTGAAAAAATGATATCAGAAAAAGCCTTGTAAGTCAAGGGTTTACGACACTAAATGTCACCGAGTGCTGAAAAAACAGCGATTTTTGACGTTCCGGCAAAATCGGGTCTTGTACCCCATTTAAAAAAACGGGATGGTTTATAGGTGATGAAAAACGATTTTGGGGGACGTATAAAAAAAAAGTGATTCTCTGCACTATATATAAAAAAGCGTTACTTTCTCTTTATAAATCATAGACTTAGTTGGTGTACCTCATACTGCTCCCGAAGTACACCAGCTGCGCTTCCTTCGCATAATGCGAAGCAAAAATAGTTGCTTCAGGGGCTTGCGGGCGGCTCGAAAATACGATAACGTGCGCGCACGTTATCGGTTAGGCCACACCAAGAACAACCCCGACCGAACGATAAACACCTGTTTATATGATGCGCGCCGACCGGCGGCTACAGGCATGATAGTTCGGGCCAAAAAATAACCGGGAGCCTTGCGGCTCCCGGTTGGGTCACGCTCCCCTCACTTGTTAACGTACTTGAGCGCGGCTTCCAAGTGGCCGATCACCGGGCCGATATCGAACGGCGCGGCTTCGGCCGACTGGCAAGCCTTAACCAGCGCGGCGAGTTCCTCATTCATCCGCGTTTTCAGGTCGCGCTTCGCAACCGGTCCCTTTTCCTTGTCAGTCGGCCACGCGTACTTGACGACGCGACCGAAGTAGACCGAACCCGAACCGCGTACGGTTTTCTTTGCTTCAGTCAACGCCGCCCATGCAGCCTGTTGATCGGTGGTCGCGCCGTTCCATTCCTTTCCGCCCTTGCGTGGGACTTCGGCGCGGATCACCTTGACCGCGTCGTCACCCATTGCCGGGTAGATAACCTCATCGAGTACCTGCGCACGGACGGCTTCGAAGGCTTCCGGTCCAGTGTACGCGAGCGCGACAGTCTGTCCCGCCTGAACCCATTTCCGTGTGGTGGTAACGTCGCCACGGATAGCATCGGTCAAAGCCTTTTTAACAGTTGCGTCGATCATTGTCGTTTCCTCTGGTTGTCGGTGCGCGCCCGTCGCGTCACCGTGCACATATAGTCTCACACTCTGAAGACAATGTCAACTATTTCTAGTGTGCGAAGTATAAACAGGTGTTTATAAATCGGGCTGCGCGAACCCCACTACCCCCCGACCCCCCGAGCGCCGTTAAGAGTCCCGTGCGGGCGCGTTGCTCTCTGATCTGCACAACCAATTCCAATTTTTCAGGATCGGACCCCCACCCCCTGTATATAAATACACCCCCCGTCACTCATTTGGGTCCCATACAGCCGGGGTAGGGGTATTTGGTATTTGCTGGAGTTGTTCGTATACTTTGGGAAATGCCTGTTATAAGCACGCCAGAACTGGGGATACCGTTTCCGTTCGACACCACACCGGAAGAGCTACACGACTTTCGCGCAAAAGCCGAAGCCATGCTCAACACGATTGGGGAGTTGGAACGAAGTGGGTTGCAGGTCGAGGTCGGTCAGGAAGACCGAATCCAGTCACACGGGATGATGCTGGAAGAAAATATCCCCGCACCCAAGAACCTCACCCCGGCATCCATCAAGCATCTGAATGCCATCATCTCGGAATACGACCGGGAAGTGCTGGACGTACATCGCAGACTTCGGAACTACGTCACGAACAAACTGGTTCTGGATTCCACCGACCCGGACCCGAGAACGCGTCTCAAGGCGCTGGAGCTACTTGGCAAGGTTAGCGGAGTCGGGCTGTTTTCAGACCGGGTGGATGTCACCGTTACGCACCGTACGGTTAAAGATATCGAGACAGAACTGCGGAAAACACTGGAGCTATACGAAGGGGAGTACACCGAGGTACTGGAAACACGCCCTACTAGCTTTGCAGAAATTGATCTGGATGCCGAATTAGGTACCGAAAGTGGACCCAAAACTTCTGCTTGATGTGGAAGCTAGGCTTCCTGCGATGCCCCCTGAACTGCAACAGAAGGTGGGGCAGCTTCTTGCTGAAGCAAGAAAGATAGGAACTCAGGAAAAAGCTCAGTCCGACTTCATGGCGTACGTCAAATACGTGTGGCCGAACTTCATTCATGGGCGTCATCATGAAAAAATGGCGCGGGCTTTTGAAAAAGTGGCGGAAGGCCAGATCAAACGCCTGATCATCAACATGCCACCCCGTCATACGAAGTCGGAGTTTGCTTCATACCTTCTACCTAGCTGGTTTTTGGGCAAATTCCCCGGCAAAAAGATCATCCAGACCTCCCACACAGCCGAACTAGCAGTGGGTTTCGGTCGAAAAGTGCGTAACTTGGTCGATTCTGAGCGGTACAAAGACGTATATCCGCAAGTTGCCCTGCAAGCAGACTCAAAAGCAGCAGGTCGGTGGGCTACAAACTACGCGGGAGAGTACTTTGCCATCGGTGTTGGCGGTGCAGTGACCGGTAAGGGTGCCGATCTACTCATCATTGACGACCCACACAGTGAGCAAGAGGCCACATTGGCCGAAACAAACCCCGATATCTACGACAAAACCTACGAATGGTACACGTCGGGGCCTCGGCAGCGTCTCCAGCCGGGTGGTGCCATCGTCATAGTCGCCACTCGATGGTCAAAAAAAGACCTGTGCGGGCAAGTTTTGAAGGCCGCGACCCAAAGAAGCGGAGAAGAGTGGGAAGTCATCGAATTTCCGGCTATTTTGCCTTCAGGAAAGCCACTTTGGCCTGAGTTTTGGCGTATTGAGGAGCTTGAAGCACTCCGTCAGGAACTTCCTAACGGCAAGTGGATGGCGCAGTACCAGCAACAGCCCACTTCCGACGTATCGGCCATCATCAAACGGGAATGGTGGCGAGTTTGGGAGAAGGACAGCCCTCCTTTCTGCTCTTATATCATTCAGTCTTGGGATACGGCGTTCCTCAAAACCCAGCGAGCAGACTATTCCGCGTGTACTACATGGGGGGTGTTTGAAGAACCGGACGATACGGGCAAATTGCAGTCGAACATCATCCTTCTCAACTCGTTCAAGAAACGTATGGAGTTTCCGGAACTCAAAGAGGCTGCGTTTGATGAGTACAAGTACTGGAACCCGGACAGCATCATAGTCGAGGCCAAGGCGGCGGGAAGTCCCCTGATATTCGAGCTTCGGGCAATGGGTATTCCAGTGCAGGACTTCACCCCCAACAAAGGAAACGACAAGATTGCCCGCCTAAATGCGGTAGCGGACATGTTTGCATCGGGCCGGGTCTGGGTTCCCAATACACACTGGGCCGAAGAATTGGTCGAAGAAGTGGCAAGTTTCCCCTCTGGCGAGCATGATGACTTGGTAGACTCGATGACTCAGGCCCTGCTTAGGTACCGCCGTGGGGGTTTCTTGCGGCTTGTGTCAGACGAGCCGGAGCCGACACGCTACTTCAAGCGCAAGCGCGAAGGCTATTACTAGGAGAATCTGAATGGCCGTTGACAAAAGTTTGATGCAGGCTCCGTTGGGTCTTGAGTCTTTGACTCCCCCGGAACCGATTGAGATCATGATCGAAGACCCCGAGAGCGTCTCGATTGGCGTGGATGGGGCACTCATCGAGTTGGTGAAGGACAGACCCCGCGCAGAAGAATTCGACGCCAACCTCGCGGAGTTCATGGACGAGAACGACCTCATGATGGTCTCCAGCGAACTGCTGGCGAACT